CAAAAGAAAATTCACTTCCAGACCGCCGTCATTCTTGATTCAATCTTATCGTTTAGTAAGGTATGGAATAAAGACATTGAAGAAAAAATTGTGTGGCCTAAAATCTGCCATAGGATGGTAAAATTGAAACCGTTTATATTATATAATGAAACACAAGCAAAATTAATAATGAAAGAGGTATTTGTAAAGTGAAAAGAGTTTTTTGTATAGGCAACGGTGAAAGTAGAAAAGGTTTTGATTTAGAAACATTGAGACCACACGGTAAAATATATGGGTGCAATGCCATATACAGAGATTTTATGCCAGATGTTTTAATTGGTGTTGACCACGGTATTATGCACGAAATATATCATGCTGGTGTGGCACAAAAGATACCTTGTTATTTCAGAGATTGGACTAAAGTGCCTGCTATATCATATGACGGATTATTATTGGGTACTATGGACAAAGCAGAGGCACAGGAATGGATTAAAGATATTGTGGTTACCAATGAGAGAGGTGACGCAAAAGAATATGTAATGCATGGTTCCAATATAAGTGGTATTGTAACTATGATTAAGAAAGACCCCGAAAAATATAAAAAAGATAGAGAATTTTTAGAAAAGAAAAATATAAACCATAATACTATCAAAGTATCTTGGATAAAAGAACCAGATTATTCTCATTCACTTATTGATATTATGGGGAAAAAAGACCACGGTTGGGCAGCTGGAGCAAGTGCTGGTTTTGTTGCAATACATAATGAACAACCAGATGAAATATATCTCATAGGACACGATTTACATAGTACAAATGATAAGATTAACAACTTATATAAGAGTACAAAGCATTATACTACAAAGGAAGGCGGTCCTACGCCTGCCGTGAACTGGATTACACAATGGAAGACACTTGCAGAATGGAATCCAATGATAAGATTTATCAAAATTAATAGAAAAACTGATGGTTCTGACAAGGTAAATGGACCAATTACTGAATGGAGAAATTTAGGAAATATACAATATGATGACTATTCCAGGCTTGACAATCTTGCTTGATTAGTGTATATTCCATACTAATATGCGTAACAAAAATATAATTGCAAATATATTTTCCTTTCTGGCTGAATATCGCTTAAGAGGGCGAAAGGCATTTACTTGGAGGGTTATGGCCGAATGGCTGAAGACACCAAGTATAGTTTTTAGTAAGCACCTATCTTGCAATAGATTGGACTCTTGCTGGAAGATTGTGGGTAAACCAATAAATCCCACGAAAGACGCATATTGTAACAATATTCAAGTGAGAACTTGTATAAATAGTAATGAAGGCGATTATACAGCCTACACGAAGACAACGAACATATAAAATACGAAGGAGTAAATAAATATGGACTTTAATAAGTTGAAATCTAGTCAAAGCAATTTTGACGCAATCACGAAGGCTCTGGAAACGAAACTATCTCCAGAAGACCAATCAAACAAAAACAAATACCAAGATGACAGGCTCTGGAAACCAGAACTTGATAAAACTGGAAATGGCTATGCCGTTATCAGATTTTTGCCTGCTTCTAACAACGAGGAAATGCCTTGGCAACGAGTATGGTCACATGCATTCCAAGATAAAGGCGGTTGGTATATTGAGAACTCATTAACTACCCTTAATCATAAGGATCCAGTTAGTGAAGATAACACTAGATTATGGAATACTGGTGTTGATAGCGATAAAGATATTGCTAGAAAGAGAAAAAGAAAACTCTCTTACTATGCAAACATTTATATTGTTAGTGACCCAAAACATCCTGAAAATGAAGGCAAGGTGTTCTTATACAAATTCGGTAAAAAGATATTTGATAAGATTACTGAAGCAATGCAACCAGCATTTGAGGATGAAAAACCAATTAACCCATTTGATTTTTGGAAAGGTGCAAACTTTAAACTGAAAATTAGAAAAGTTGATGGTTATTGGAACTACGACAAATCCGAATTTGAGGGTGTTTCTCAGATGTTAGATACAGATGAAAAAATTAAATCTGTATGGGAGAAACAATACGCTCTTAAACCATTTGTGGACCCTAGTAATTTTAAGACCTATGACGAACTCAAAGAGAAACTGAATAGGGTAATTACTGGTACGCAAAGCACGGTAACGGTGGATAAAGTAGACCTCCCACCACAAACATCCACGACTTCCGTGGAAATGCCAAAAGTAAGCGAATCTAAGCCTGCTAGTGATGAGGACGATACTATGTCCTACTTTAGTAAGTTAGCAGACGAAGATTAATCCTTTCTCTCTGATTACTTAACGCATTGGCCCCTAGCGAGAAATCGCTAGGGGTTTTTCTATTTGGAATGGATAAATAGTCCCATGGCAATAGACATATTTAATCCATTAGTTGACATACAAGCCAATAAGATGAAATCAGCGTCCTGGTATAGGAATGCTGTATCTTTAATTGCAGATAGAAGTACCCCAAGTGAACTATTTGCAGCTGGCAAATTACTTGGTAGACCTAGTGCTGGTCGTATGAGTATGTTTTTCTATGACCCAAAGCATAAAGCAAGACTGCCTTATTGGGATACTTTTCCATTGGTACTACCATTAGAACCAATGAAAGGTGGATTTATAGGTCTTAATTTTCACTATTTACCATACGGCGCAAGATTTTCATTCTTACAACAGTTACAGCGATATGCCACCAATGCCAAGTTTGACCAATCTACCAGAATTAACGCTACATATCAATCAGTAAAGTCTAATAAATATGTTAAGGCGAGCATACATAGGTATTTGTGGTCACATGTTAGGTCAAATTTTTTAAGAGTTAATGTAAATGAAATGGCATTGGCAGCTTATTTACCTGTAGCACAATTCCAAGGTGCTTCATTGGGTAGTGTATTTGCAAAAAGTAGGAAAACATTTTAATGGCAAAAAAACAGGCAAGATTAGGTGACGAAACAGATTTTTCTTACAGAGTTAAAAGAGTGATTAAAGTAATAGATGGTGATACTATTGATATAATTTTAGATATGGGTTTTGATATAATGTATAAACAAAGAGTTAGGCTATTTGGGATAGATACTCCAGAGAGTAGAACAATAGATAAAGTTGAAAAGAAATATGGTCTATTAGCAAAACAATTTTTAAAAGAGGCCTTGAAGAAAGGCAATATAGTTATTAAGACACATAAGGGAACTGAAACAGGTAAATTTGGCAGAATATTAGGTGAAATCTATATAAATGGAATAAATATTAATAAGTTAATGTGTTCAAAAGGACATGCAGTAGAATATTATGGTCAAAACAAACAGTTAGTAGAAGAAGCACATTTAAAAAATAGAAAAAGGCATAGAGTGTAATGGCAATTTTAAGAGGCGGTAGACGAATAGGTAATTACGATATTAGAATAGGTTTACCTAGAGATAGGTCCTTGGATAATGTTAATGCAGACAAAAGATTACGAAGAAAACCTGGTGGTAATCCTGAAACTACTATTAATAGATTTATCGCTCAAATAAATCAAGGTGAAGGCCTTGCTAGACCTACAAGATATTTGGTTATCATACAACCACCTCAAAAGGTAGAAAATCCATATGCTACCCAATTTGATATGACACCGGCAAACAATGATTTAGAGAGTGGCGAAACAAAAAGAAATGTTGGTATGATGTGTAATAAAGTTACCTTACCAAATAGAGATATTAATACAGAACCACATACCATGTATGGACCTAGAAGAGAAATGCCATATGCATATTCTTTTAGTGGTAATATTGAATGTACATTTTATGGTGATAAGTTTTTAAGACAAAGACAATTTTTTGAAAATTGGCAGAAAAAAATAATGAATATTGAAACACATAACATGGGGTGGTATGATGATTATGTTGGTACTATGGATATTTTTCAATTAGGTTCATTTTCTGCTGAACAAGATAGAGATAGAACTACATATGCAGTTAGATTGTATGAAGTTTATCCTCAAACAATAGGTTCAATTGATTACAGTTATGGTGCAGTAGACACACCAGTTAATATTCCTATTACATTGAACTTTAGAACTTGGAGAAATTTAACTATTGACCAGGTCAATGGTGCGACAGTAGGTAGCGCATTTGGAAAAATGCCTACAATTAAGGCGAGCAATGAATTTGGATTGTTCGGTGGTATATTAAATAGATTGCCTCCTGAAATTAAAAGGGTTGGCCGTGATGTACTACAAACAGTTAAACGAAACTTACCAATTGGTAAGGTTACTGGTGGAAAAGTATTTCCACCGTTTTTATAATAAATAAGGAGATAATATTATGGCATTGCCTATATTAGAAACAGCGACATATGAGTTGACTTTACCATCAAGTGATGTAAAAGTGAAATTCAGACCTTTTCTTGTAAAAGAAGAAAAGATTTTATTAATGGCTATGGAATCCGATAACGCTGGCGAGATTACCAAAGCACTAAAAGAAATTGTACATGCTTGTACATTTGGAACAGTTAATTGTGGGGCACTTCCTACATTTGATTTAGAATATATATTTTTACAAATTAGGTCTAAGTCAGTTGGTGAAGTTGCAAAACTAAGACTAAAATGTCCTGATGATAAAGAAACTTACGCTAATGTTGAGCTTGATTTATCTAAGGTTGAGGTTCAAGTTGACGACAAACATAGTAATATAATTCAAATTAATGATAAGATTAAATTAGTTATGAAATATCCTACTATTGATAGTTTTGACCAACAGGCAGACGCAAAGGAATTAAAAACAGAACAATTATTTGATATGATTGCTGTTTCTATTCACGAAGTTTATGAAGGTGAGACCGTGCATAAAGGAAGTGACTATAGTAAAGAAGACATGAATAAGTTTATTGATTCACTAACAAGTGACCATTTTGCTAAAATTCATAATTTCTTTAATACTATGCCACGATTACAACATGAGGTTAAGGTAACAAATCCTAAAACCAAAGTGGAAAGTAAAGTTATGTTGACGGGGCTACAAAGTTTTTTCGTATCGCCCTCTCACACGACAACCTAGAGAATTACTTTAGTGTCAACTTTGCTCTTATGCAACATCATAAATATTCTTTAACAGAATTAGAGAATATGATACCGTGGGAGAGGGAAATATATGTTGATTTGTTAGTACAACATATAAAAGAAGAAAAAGAAAAAGCAAGAGAAAGGGCTCATAGAAAATAAAATGGCAGACGATTTAATTAAAGTTAAAAAGACTACCGAAGAATACGAGTTAGCGAAGAGCGACCTTGTTCCTGATTCAGGAGAGGACGCACCTACTTGGTATAATAAAACGGCAGGTCTGTTAGACAAATTTAGGGTCATACCTAGACTAGTAATGTTGGCATATATCTATGCATTTTATAAATCAGTAACTTGGTTTATGACATTACCTGACCCAACGAATTCTCAAGCAATGTATATATCAACCATAGTTGGTGCTGGCGCTGCCTTCTTTGGATTATATGTTGGTAAACCTGGAACAAAATTACCGAAAGGAAAGAAATAAATGGAAAATTGTAAGTGTAAAAAATGTAATTGTTCAGTTAGTGATATTCCAACAATTTATGTTGGTTATGATCCACGAGAGGACCTAGCATATAGAGTCCTAAAATATTCAGCATATAAACATGCTTCCGGTTCGATAAATGTGTATCCAATCAAGCAACATTTATTAAGACGCATAGGTTTGTATAGGCGTGCCTGGGAACTTGGAAGTTCATCACTTCCCAAACCATCAAGTGATAAAGATATTCAACACCGTGACATATTTGATGGAAGACCATTTGCTACTGACTTTTCATTTTCAAGATTTTTAACACCATTTTTACATAGATTAGAAGGTTGGGCAGTGTTTATGGACTGTGATATGTATTTTAGAAGTGATCCTTTAGAGTTATTTGAAAAATATAATGACCCAAAATATGCCATGTATTGCGTGAAGCATAACTACAATCCCACAGAAACAATCAAAATGTATGGTAATGAGCAATATCCACTCATTCGCAAAAACTGGTCATCCGTTGTTTTGTTTAATTGCGGACATAAAGCACATAATAGTCTTACTGTTGATGATGTCAGCACAAAATCAGGGTCATGGTTACATGGATTTGAATGGATTAAAGACTATGCTCGTGCAAACAATTTTAAGTTT